CATCGAGTGGCTCGTCACCAAAGGCGTTGACGACGAGCAGCGCATCCTCGAGGGCATCGCCACGACGCCCACGCCGGATCGTGTGGGCGACATCATCGAGCCGACGGGCGCCGTCTTCTCGCTCCCCATGCCGCTGCTCTGGCAGCATGCGCAGGGACAGCCGATCGGGCATGTCCTCGAGGCGCGCGTGGCGTCCACCGGGATCCACATCCGCGCCCAGATCGCCAAGGGCGTCACTGACACGATCGAGGATGCCTGGCGGCTGATTAAGGGCGGGCTGGTGCGCGGGTTCTCGATCGGCCTCAAGCCGATCACCGCGAGTGTTCGGAAGGGCGGCGGGCTGCACGTCACCACCTGGGAATGGCTGGAGACGTCCTGCGTGACGCTGCCGGCCAATACGGACGCCTCGATCCTCCTCATCAAGTCGCTGGATACCGCGCAGCGAGCCGCGCTTGGCCCCGCCGCGGGCATCCCGTCCATCCGTCCCGGCGCTGCGGGCGTTACCGCGAGAACGACGACCATGACCGTCTCTGACCAAATCACCGCGCTGCGCACGCAGCTCCAGACCAAGCACGCCCGGATGGGCGAGCTGCTCAAGATGGAAACCGAGGACGGCCTCACCCTCACGGAGGAGCAACAGACGGAAGCGGACGGCCTCACGGGTGAGGTCGAGACCATCGGCGTCCGGCTGAAGCGGCTCGAAGTGATGGAGCAGGGCAGTGCCATGCTCGCCACGCCCGTGGGCGGCTCGAGTCTCGACATCGCCCACAAGTCACGTGGTGGCGCCTTGCCGCGCATCGAGGTGACGGATCCGACGCCGCCCGGGATCGGGTTCGCGCGCGGCGTGATCTGCAAGATGGCCGCGCTGATCAGCGGCGGCGCGATGACGGCGCTCGATATCGCGAAGGCGCGGTATCCCCACGACCCGCGCATCCCGGTCATGCTGAAGGCCGCCGTGGCCGCCGGCACGACCACGGACGCGACGTGGGCCGGACCGCTCGTCTACGCGAACAACCTGGCGTCGGAGTTCATCGAGTACCTCCGCCCGAAGACGATCGTCGGGCGCATCCCGGGCCTGACGCGCGTCCCGTTCAACGTCCGCATCATCGGGCAGACGAGCGGCGCGTCGGCCAACTGGGTCGGCCAGGGCGTGCCCAAGCCGGTGACCAAGTTCGACGTGGCGCCCGTTACCGTGGGCTTCACGAAGATTGCGGCGATCTCGGTCATCACCGACGAGCTCGCGCGCTTCTCGAGCCCGAGTGCGGAAGCCCTCGTGCGCGATGAACTGGGCCGCGCCATCGTCGCGCGCATGGACATCGACTTCATCGACCCGGCGAAAGCCGCGGTCGCCAACGTCTCCCCGGCGTCGATCCTCAACGGCGTCTCGCCCGTGGCCGCGACCATCACCGATGCGGATTCGGTGCGCGCGGCGATCGGGGATCTGCTCGAGGCGTTCCTGACGGCGAACAACACGCCGGAATCGGCCGTGCTCATCATGCCGTCGACCGTCGCGCTGCAGTGGTCGCTGATGTTCAACGCGCTGGGGCAACCGGAATTTCCGACCCTGTCGATGATGGGCGGCACGCTGCAAGGGATCCCGGTCGTCGTCTCGCAACACGCCTCGATCGGCGGCAACTCACTCGTGATTCTGGTCAATGCCGCGGACATCCTGCTGGCCGATGACGGCGGTGTGACCGTGGACGTGTCGCGTGAAGCCTCGATCACGATGTCGTCCGATCCGGTGGCGGATGCCGCCACGGCCGACGTCATCTCAATGTGGCAGGCCAATAGTCTCGCCCTGCGCGCCGAGCGGTACGTGAACTGGGCGAAGCGGCGCAGCGGCGCCGCGCAGTACATCTCGATCGACGAAACGCCGTAGTCACGGGAGGGCGACGCATGGTGCACCTGGTCGCGAAGAAGGCGCTCACCTACGAGCGCCGTCACCTCAAGGCCGGCGATCCGTTCGTCGCCCGTCCGCATCACGCCCGATGGCTCCTCGCCACCAAACTCGCGGCGCCCGTCGCGCCGCCCGCGCCGCCCGCGCGCCCCACGCCGCCACCAGAGGTCGCCCCGGCGCCCGTCGCGCCGGTGCCGACGCCTGATCCGGATCCGCCCGAGGACGAACCCGCGGCCGGACCCCTCACCGACCGCGTGCGCCGCGTCGTGGGCCGGCGCCCGCCCACGCACCGGAAAGCCTGATGCGGCTCCTGGGCTACGACATCACGGTCACGAAAGCGGCGGCCGGGCTGGTCCCGGCCGATCGCAGCTCGCGCCGCGGCTGGTGGCCGATCGTCATCCATGAACCGCACACCGGCGCGTGGCAGGCCAACCTCGAGGAGCCGGTGGAGACGGTGCTCGCCTATCCGCCGGTCTACGCCTGCATCACGCGCATCAGCGGCGACATGTCCAAGATGGGGCAGGCGATTGTTCAGGAGACCGACGACGGGATCTATGTGCCGGTGGAGCACGCCCCGTGGACCCCGGTGCTGCGGCGGCCGAACCCGTATCAGAACCGGCTGCAGTTCGTGCAGTGGTGGATGAACAGCAAACTGGTGCACGGCAACACCTATGTGCTCAAGGCGCGCGACGGCCGCGGCGTGGTGAGTGCGCTGTACATCCTCGACCCGGCGCGCGTGCGCGTGATGATGGCGCCCGATGGCAGCGTGTTCTACGAACTGAAGACCGATACGCTCTCGACGCTCACCGGGACCGAGGCGATCCTGGTGCCGGCGCGCGACATCATCCACGACCGCACGCATCCGCTCTTCCATCCGCTCATCGGCATCGCGCCGCTCTATGCCGCTTGGATCTCGGCGCTGCGCGGCATGCGGATCGAGCGCAACTCGCTCGAATTTTTCGGCAACGGCGCGCAGCCCAATGGGGTGCTCACCGCGCCCGGGTTCATCAGCCAGGAAGTGGCCGACCGCGCCAAGCAACGATGGGATGAGGGCGTGCAGGGCGTGGCGGTGCTCGGCGACGGGCTGAAGTACGAGCCGATGACGCAGAGCGCCGTGGATTCGCAACTCATCGATCAGGAGAAGTTCACGGCGGAATTCGTGTGCGCGTGCTTCCACATGAAACCGTGGATGATCGGGATCGGCCCCGCGCCCAACTACACCAACGTCGAAGCCATCCAGCAGTCGTATCTCACCGACTGCCTGCAGCTCCACATCACGCAGTATCAGGCCGTGCTCGCCGATGGCCTCGAGCTGCCGCGGTCCTACACGGTGCACTTTGCCCTCGAGGATCTGCTGCAGATGGACACGGCGACGAAGATGACCGTGGCCGTGAACGGCGTGGGGGCGGGCATCTTTACGCCGAATGAAGGGCGCAAGAAGTTCAACCTGCCGCCGAAAGAGGGCGGGGATTCCCCGTACCTGCAACAGCAGTACTGGAGCCTCGAGGCACGTGGGGCGCAATCGGCCGCCGTCGTGGCGACGCCCGAGACGGCGATGCCCGCTGTCGTCGCGCCTGCGGAGGACGACGAGGATGAGGACACGCTGACGACGCGGGCGATGGTGCTGACGCGGAAGACGTGGCGAGGCGCGGCATGACGGAGCAGGCGCTGGCGGCGATCGTGGCGGGCGTGGTCACCGAGCTCCGGGCGCAACTCGCCACCGAGATCGCGCCGCTGCTGACGCGGATGACCGCGCTCGAAGCGCGCACGCCGCGCGACGGCCTCGACGGGGCGCCGGGCGTGAATGGGCGTGACGGGATGCCGGGGCCGCCTGGGCTGAACGGGCGGGATGGGACGGATGGGCGCGACGGCGTGCCCGGGCCGGCCGGTCTCAATGGCCTTGACGGCAAGCCTGGGACCGATGGCCGCGACGGGCGCGATGGGGCGCCGGGGATGGCCGGGCGCGACGGGGTGGACGGCGCACCCGGGGCCGCCGGGCGCGACGGGGTGGATGGCGCACCCGGGGCCGCCGGGCGCGACGGGGTGGATGGCGCACCCGGGGCCGCCGGGCGCGACGGGGTGCTCAAGGGCGGGCTCGTCGTCAAACGGCTCGACGTGCGCCGCTATCAACTCTGCTGGTCGGATGGGACGCCGATGACGGTGGTCGACGAGGCGGGCACGCCGATCGAGAGCGTGATCCGGTTCCCGGTGCCGATTCACCAGGGCGTGTGGCGCGACGCGACGCCCTACGAGGAAGACGATGAGGTCACCGAGAAGGGGAGTGTGTGGCTCGCCAAGCGCGACACCACGAGCCGCCCAGGCGAGGGGGCGACGGATTGGCAACTGATCGTCAAGCGCGGCGCCGAGGGGCCGCGTGGCAAGCCCGGCGACCCCGGGCCGGCCGGACGCGATCTGACGCAGATGGATTTCCAGGGCCGGAAGTGGTGACGCGATGCTGATCGATTACACGATGGCGGCGCAGCACTTGAAGCTCTACGAGCTGGCGAGCGACCCCGAGATCCAGGCCGACGTCGAGCGCAAGATGGCGCAGGCCGATGCCATCGTGATGACGCACCTGAAAACGCATCTCTGGGAGACGCCGCCGACGTGGGACGAGACCACGGATCCGGAAACGGATTTCCAGTACGCCCTCGCCCAGAGTGCCGTGCTGCTGGTGCTCTCAAATTTGTGGCGGTTCCGCGGGGACGATGAGCAGGCCTCGAGCGCCGGTGGACCGATGCCGGCGAGCGCTGGGCCGCTCTCCCCGCGCGTGGCCGAACTGCTCGCGCAGATCCGCGATCCCTCGTTTGCGTAACGTCCATGGCGCAACTCACCCACGTCGCCCCGGCCGGCACGCGCACCGCGCGCGTGACCGTCGAGCACCTCGTGGAGGACACCAGCAGCGGCTTTCCGGATCCGACCTGGGAGGCACTCGTCACCGTGTTCATGCAGAAGATCGATCTCATCGGACACGAGGCCTTCCGCGCCGATCAGATGACGGCGCGGTATGACGTGCGGTTCATCGCGCCGTACACGCCCGCGCTGGACCCGGAGCTCGTCGACGTGCCCGCGACGCATCGCCTCTCGCACCGCGGGCACATCTACGACATCGTCACGGCGGCGATCGTGGGATCGTTCGAGGGCGTCGAGTATCACGCCCTCACGCACACGGGAGGCGGATGATGGTCATCAGCGTGCAACTCACCGGCCTCGACGCGCTCGTGCGCACGCTCGTGCACGACCTCGACGAGGCGGTGCAGGTGCCCGTGCTGCGCAAGACGCTCGTCGCGGCGGCCGAGCCGATGCGCGCCGGCATGGCGGCGCGGGCGCCGCGGGGCGCCCATACAGCGCCGCACAATGGCGACCACAAACTCAC